TCTCATGGTATTTCAAGTAAGGGAAAAAGACATTCTCATAAAACAATTTTGACTTATCATGAAAGGCCACACTATCATTACGGACCCCAGCATGGGTGTCGCTGATCAAGGCAATAAGCATTTTCCATCTTTCTTCCTAATAATACCTTCTCTTATCCAAAAATTTAAAGAAATTAAAGCCTCTGTCAAATCAGATGATAGATATTCTTCTACAGGAATAACGCTTTCATATCCACTATTCTCTATAGCTCTAGCAATAGATTCATAATTCCATTTTGTTTCTTCATCTATTTCCATTTCTTCTTTTTATCCTGTTCAAGCACTTTCGTAATTGCATCTCTTGTCACTTCCAATCTTTGAATAAGAGCCATGCGTTCATTATCTCCCAACCGTTCAAATTGAAGCTTCTCAAACATATCCTTTACTGGCGGAGGGATTAAGTGTTCGTTCTTCATTTTTTATCCTTTTTAATCAAATACTTATTTTCATAATCACGTATTGATTCTGATGTTATTTCATTAAACTGATGCTGTGACTGGTCAAAGTAATCAAAATTCTCACCAAACACCATCGTACTCTCATAGTTCTTCAGCTTTATATATTGTTGTTTCTTTTCCTTTTGAATACGTCTAATAAAGGCATTCGCAGCTATCTGAGTAAAATAAGCAAATGGGTTGTTACTCTTGTCTGGATTGAAATTATCCACTGCTGATACACAATCTACCATGGCATCAGACATCATTTCCTCTTTATATTGAGAAGAATATCCAGAAAAATTTGGCTTTTTTATGAGATTGCTACAGATAAGAAAGATGGCTTTACCAACTTCATCTGGTATCTTTGGAGGTTTTAACTCCTTCTCTCTTGTTTCCAATAACTGAGTTCTATAATGTAACATCAATCCATAAAGATACTTATTATTCAAATAAACTGGTTTAGTCATTAATCTCCTTCATTTCAATATTGTAAATTTTATAATCAAAATCTTCTTCAGTATAAAGTTTAACTCTTTCTATAAAGTGCTGAAAAGTAAAGTTCTTCCAAGACTTAACAGACAGATTATCAGCAATATCAAAAAGAGCAGCATAATCCTTATCTTCAGATAAACGAAGTGTACGTCCAATAGACTGAAGAATCGTAATCTGATCCTTTGATGGATGAGTGAAAATGATATTATGTAACTTCTTAATATTAACACCCATCTTGAAGGTGCCCATTGAAGCTACAATAATTGCATTCTCTTGCTCTTCAATTATTCCCCTGATAACTTCACGTTCTTCTGCTTCTACACCACCGTAAACAAAATACACATTCCTTCCACTATATGGTTGGAGTTTATCCTGAATTTGTCTATGTAACTCCTTTCCATGTTCAATATACCGAAAAAGAACTAATGTATTACCCTTCAAAGAAAGAGCTAAATTCCTGATATATCTATTTCTATAAGGACACTGAAGAAGCGCTTTTACTTCTTCCTGATAATCAACCTTCTTAAGAAGTTGTCTTATCCCTTGTGGATGTTCAAGAACGACACACTTAATCTTTAACTTAGAAACATGTCCGGCGTCCATAAGTTCCCTCATGGTAGTCACACTTTTAACTGGTCCGAACAATCCCTCAAGAACAAGCTTATTGATTTTAGTACCATCCAGTGTACCAGAAACACCAATTCTGGCCTCACAAGTTCCCATCTTATTCATGATAGTTTTTAAGGAATTGGCCTTAAAACCATGAGCTTCATCACCTATAACGACATTAAACTTAGCAAACCAGTGCTTAGGCATCTTATAGATTGACTGCCATGTGGATATCGTTACCCATTCATCTGTATACTTTTCTTGTCCTGAATAGATACAGTGAATCTGGTCCTCAGGCATCCCATACTGGATAAAATCATTCTTCATCTGAAGAACAAGACCAGTTGTTGGAACGATAATGAGACAATGCCTACCACAATAATAGCGAGTAATGAGGTACATCATCAAGGACTTACCAGAAGCTGTAGGAGAAAGCAGAAAAGCTCTTTTCTCCCTAATGGCATGGACGAAACCATCAATCTGATAATCTCGTGGGTCCATAGTCAACCAACCATACTGCTTAAGCTTGGCAATGAATGCTTCGGCTTGCTCTAAAGTAAAATTTTCTGGTGAGAAATCAGTGAGATAATGAACTGTATATCCACGTTCTTCGCAAAACTTCTCTACATACTTCCTAAGACCAGCATAGACAAGACCAGTCATATGATTGAAAAGTCTGATCTTCCCGTCCCATGCCTTTGATTTAAAAGAAGGCATGTATTTGGCTCCAGGTATATCAAACGTAAAATAGTCTCTTAATTCAAATGATTCAGAAGGTTCACAAATTACACGAATATACGTTTCATTATACTTCTCAATAGCAATTACCGTCATTCACCACTTAAAAATTTCTTTTCCGCTGTAATATTTTTCAATAACCAAGAACGTTCTTTAATATGATTTACAATAGACTCAAGAAACTTAACTTTAGCTTTCTGTTGGCCTATTCGTATTTTAGCTTCTATAATATGTTCATCTTGAGGAAGAACCATACCAATATCAGTCTTTAGAACTTTACCTCCTGGCCATTCTTTCCATCCCTTAGCTCTCCAAACTTCATCAGTTCCATTGAGATAAAACTGTCTTTTCTCTTCTTCCAAAGCCTCATAACGAACAAGCATTTCCTCATACTTGGCGTTTTCAGCCAAAAGGATAGCTACATATTTGGAATGAAGTTTCCCAGTTCTGGCATTCTCTAATACAAGATTATTATGATCTATATCGGAATCTGCATCCCACATTTCTATTAAATCAGCGTGTCTTACCATGTTTGCTAAATCTCCATTATTTGCTGTTCAGTGAATTTCTAATTTTTTCTATAATGTCTTTATCAATCTCCTTTCTAACTTCTTCCTGTAAAATATCCCACAAAGGATCATCAATCTCACTTCGTCTTTTATATTCCTCAAAGGTAATATCCTCATACCATCTACAAGTATGATCAGTATAAAGTCTTATATGACCTTCTGGAATATCATCTTGCCAAGGATAAGCTTTCTCTTGTTTAGTCATTTTACTCAAATTTTAACTAGTCTACGTTAATTAGCTCGTTTGTCAAGCTTTCTATGTCATAATAGATATATCTGAATGTAGCAGTTGCTGTTAGATATTGGATATCGGGATCACGGGTATCAAATTGTATGTCTCCTAATGCTATTGGAAAAGCGTCTATGAAATTAATACTAAAATTCGGGTTTTTGATATTCGTCATAAGAATAAGAGAAATATCAGATTTAACACCATACCCACTAATTTGTGGCATTTCTGTGGCAACTTCACGATATTCTTCAAAATTCTTTGGCTTACCAAGGTGTTTCATCCATTTGTGAATTTCAAGATAATTTGTCAAGTCTTCATCAACCTTAAACGTGATAGTTAGAGGATTATAAGCAAGATGTTCTCCTGGTTCTGGTATCGTTACAAAAGGATTACCAAAGGCAGGAGCACCAAGCTTGAAACCAGGAAGGTTAATTCTCTGAATGAAAAACTCAGTTGCTGGCGCACGCTTGAGTAGGAAGCGAAAATTAAGCGGTGAAAGGAAATTATGATTTAACGATATATCATTCAGCATTCCACCTGTTGGAACTGGTGGAGAAGCAAGTGAAGTGTTTAGAAGCTCGTTTGCGCCTGATGCTGACATAAAAAATCCCTATCTAAATAGATTATTTAGGGCTTGACAGACAATAACCCTTAGAATATATAGGATGAATGGGGCGGTTTGAGCCCAATAGAGTTCGGTTATCATCTTTCCCAAACTTGGAAAGTAGCTCAGTGGTAGAGCGCTGGTGTCATAGCCAGAGGTCATTGGTTCGAATCCAATCGTAAACGATCTCAATAACTTATGTTCAAACCGCCCTTCAATGCCCGTGTGGGCAAACTGGTAAAGTCGCTTGTTTCAAACACAAGAGTTTTGTAAGTTCAATTCTTACCACGGGCACCATCATGATTATAGACTCTGGAATTAGAAGAACACTTCCTTCCGAGAGATACAAAAACGCTGAATGGCATTGGTTATGGGCTGAACGCGCTTGGTCGCCTGTTATTGCTCAATGGCTTAGTGGTGAATGGCATTGGCATTGTGTTGGTGAAACCACTCCTATTTCATCAGAAGAAATGTGGAAAAGAGGATGGCGCTGGTTAGCAGTAGCAGTTCCTCCTAAACTTGAACGAGACCGTGATATTCCAGATGAAGATCTGGACTATA